CCTTCAGCTTCACAGATTGAAGCCAAGTCTTCAGACGGAGAATTGGAATTTAATGTTCTAGTTCCCAATGTTCAAAAAGGGCTTCAACTGGATTACCGAACTGGAGAAGTGACTGTTACTCAGTAAAATACAAAATAAACTCCTATGTCACTTGTGGATATAGGAGTTCTTTCTTACTAGTTTAAGCAGGGCTACAATAGACACTGATACTCAATGAAAATCAAAGTGCAAACTAGGAAGCTAGCCGCAGGTTACTCAAAGCACAGTTTTGAGGTTGCAGATAAAGCTGACGTGGTTTGAAGAGATTTTCGAAGAGTATGGGAAAAATAATATGTACTGGACTATATTTTGTGATATAATAAAGGATAAGATACTATTTTAGGAGAAGAACTATGGAAGACCCAAGTAGTCAGAATTTGTTGCTACAATTTGTTTTATTGTTTATCTTGACGGTGTTAAATGCCTTTTTCTCAGCCACAGAAATGGCCATGGTTTCACTTAACCGTGCGCGGGTTGAACAAAAGGCAGAAGAAGGAGATAGACGCTATATCCGTCTGCTTAAGGTACTAGAAAATCCTAACCACTTTTTATCAACTATTCAAGTAGGAATTACCTTGATTACGATCTTGTCAGGGGCAAGTTTGGCAGAAACTCTGGGACGAGAAATTGCATCTTGGCTTGGAAATGGCGAAACAGCTTATGCCGTAGCAAGTTTTCTATCTTTAGCATTTTTGACTTATATTTCCATCGTTTTTGGGGAATTGTATCCTAAGAGAATCGCTCTTAATCTAAAAGATGCCTTGGCCATTCGTACAGCGCCAGTTATCATTGGACTTGGGAAACTAGTTAGTCCCTTTGTTTGGCTCTTGTCTGCATCTACCAATCTCTTGAGTCGCTTGACCCCTATGACCTTTGACGATGCTGATGAAAAAATGACCCGTGATGAAATTGAGTACATGCTGACAAATAGTGAAGAAACACTAGATGCTGACGAAATTGAGATGTTACAGGGGATTTTTTCACTGGACGAATTGATGGCCAGAGAAGTCATGGTTCCTCGGACAGATGCTTTCATGGTCGATATTCAGGATGATAGTCAAACCATTATCCAAAGCATTTTAAAACAAAACTTCTCCCGTATACCAGTTTATGATGGGGATAAAGACAATGTGATTGGAATCATTCATACCAAGAGTCTCCTTAAGGCAGGCTTTGTGGACGGTTTTGACAATATTGTTTGGAAGAAAATCTTACAAGATCCACTTTTTGTTCCTGAAACTATTTTTGTGGATGACTTGTTAAAAGAATTGCGCAATACCCAAAGACAAATGGCAATCTTGCTGGATGAATACGGTGGGATGGCTGGTTTGGTGACCCTGGAAGACCTCTTAGAGGAAATCGTTGGGGAAATCGATGACGAAACAGATAAGGCTGAAATCGAAGTTCATAAAATTGGAGAAGATACTTATATCGTTCAAGGCACCATGAATCTCAATGATTTTAATGACTACTTTGATGTTGAACTGGAAAGTGATGATGTTGATACCATCGCTGGTTACTATTTGACAGGAGTGGGGACCATTCCAACGACTGAGAAACTCAGTTATGAATTAGTCAGCCAAAACAAACAGCTTATCCTAACCAATGATAAAGTGAAAAATGGACGTGTTACCAAGGTAAAAGTCCAAATTACCGAAGTTGAAATAGAAGAAGAAACAGAGTAAACTAGAGGCTTTTGTCACCAGGCGTGACGAAGCTTTTTTCAGTTGATTTCAAGAGGGAATTGTGTCCTCGAAAAACTCAGCCCCAACCTAGTCTCAAAAGTTTTTTAAGGTTATACGTATTTATTCGAGGAAAAAAGAAAAAAGCCCTTTAAATTGGGCTTTCTGTTTAAATGAAACCTGAAAAAATCAAGTTATAGAAGGCGGTAGACGGATTAAAAACCATTGATTTATCGGACTTTGTGGGTATTTTGCCCCAAATCCGCCCCAAATTTAAGCCGTTAGAAATATTTCTTTTATTTGCTCGAAGTTTTTATCTGCCAAAGCTTCCATTTGGTGTGAGTATACTTTTAGGGTTATATCTGGGCTCTCATGTCCTAATAGCTTCGATATAGTTACAATGTCTATCCCTTTGAATATCAAGTAAGAAGCGTAAGTGTGTCTTAGGCTGTGGTTTCTGACAGGCCTGCCTACCAGTTTCTTAATGAGTTTGTTACAAGCAGAGTTTGAAACTCCAAAACAAACACGGTTCTTTATGTTCGCTTGCCAGTATTTTTTTCTATAAGTTTTTAAAGTCTCAATTGTGTTCTTATCGATCGGGATTTTTCTTTTTGAACTCTCGTTTTTTAAGTCTCCAAAATCTTGAGTCTTTGAATAGTCAAATGACTTGTTTATATCTATAACTCCATTCTTCAAATCTATGTCGTTCCAAGTTAGCCCCAGAGCCTCAGAGAAACGCATGCCAGTTACTGAAAGTAGGTAGAGGGTGAAATAGGACACATACTGGATATTCGAGCGTGTGGATGAGATTAGAGCCTTATACTCGCTTTCTTCCAAGAAGTCGTTATCCTCAGACCTGGTTTCTATCTGAGATTTGACTTTGGCATCTTCAGCGAAGTTGTAACTGATTACTTGTTCCCTGACTGCTACTTTTAAAGCGCCTTTGATTTGATAATGGAATTTTTCGAGGGTTTCCTGTGCGTATTTCTCACCAAACTCATTGAGCCGTTTTTGATAATACAAGGGAGTGATATCTTTTACTTTTAACTCTCCAAAATAAGTCTCGATATGCTTTAGGTTTTTGGTGTATGTATCCCAGGTCTTATCCTTGACGTGAGGTCGTTTGTATACATTGGACCATGTTTTAACAAAATCATAAAGTGTGACATCTTTGTCTGTTAGGATATTCTCTGATAAGTTTTCCTCTATCTCTCTTGCTGCAGCTTGAGCCAGTTTCTTGGTCTTAAATCCACTTTTTGACTTTTGCTTGTATTTGCCATTTTTGTCTTTGTAAGAGATACGATATTCCCAACCGTTATCCCTTTTTCTAAAATATGCCATTGAATTTGTACCTCTTTTTTGATAAAATGGGTACAAGAAAAATAGCTTTTTTAATGCTTTTTTCTTGTCTACAGCCTCACGCTCTCGGTCGCCAAACTTCTGAGCGTTGGGCTTTTTGAGTTGTTTCCAAAATGGAAACAGTTGGTTTTCACTATTGTTCGTTACAGGCTATCTAAAGCTGTTTTTTGTATCTCCCCCTGCACTCTCTAAGTTTGAAGATGCAGAGTGTGGGGATTTTTTAAATTTTCTCAAATACCATAGTCGCTTGGATACGGTCACCACCACCAAAACCAGAACTACCGCCACTAGCAGTGCTTATTGTGTGAAGTCTATAGCCTTTGGCTGCTTGTTCGTTGATAACCTCTTCTAATGCTGTAAGGTTACGCGACCCTGTACCAAAAAGTTTCTCTTTTAAAGTTACCTGTAAGACAACATATTGTAAATCTTCAGCTTCTGAAGCGACTGAAAGAGTGCTAGGACCTTTAAACATTCCCATTGTAATTACCTACTTTCCTTTTTTATTTCTCTCTATACACACTGACAACTTCCCCGATAGTTCGGATGTCGTCATTCTCTGTCAGATGGATTTCCTCATAGCTATTGTTGAGGCTTTGCAAATACCAACCGCCGTTATAGTCACGTTTCAGCTTTTTAACGAAGTTTTTACCGTTGATTTGGAAAATACCGATGTCGTTGATATCTACTTGATTTGTGACCTTGATAAAGAGCAGGTCGTTATCTTCAATCATTGGTTCCATGGAGTCACCAGCCACCTTAGCGATAGTGTCGTAGTCTTCAGGGACATCTTCGGCACGCAATTTCACCTCCATGTGGAGATTGTCTTCTTGGAAAGTTCCGTGTCCTGCTGCAACCAAGCCTTCTACGTAGTCAGTGATATAGTCGCCATCTTGAGGCTTATCAAAGATAGAGACAATCTTGGAGCTGTTTTGTTCTTCTAGTTGTTCCTTGGCATAGTCAAGGACTTTTTCTTGTTTAGGCTCTTCAAGCTGGTTGTAGATGGTTAGGATTTCAGGGTGTTCGTTCTGTGTAGTAATCTTTCCAAGTTTTGTGTCTGACAGCCCTAAAAGATAGTCAGAAGTGACGTTAAAAATTTCTGCTAATTTCTTTAGGTCTTTACCTTTAGGAAAATTCTCGTTTTTCTCCCATTTCGAAACAGTAGTATAGGATTTCATACCAAGAATTTCTGAAAGTTCAGTCTGTGTCATATTACGACTTTCTCTCAACTTTCTTATTCGGTCTCCCAATTGTTCCATAGGATATCTCCTTTTTTGTTTTTTGATAAGTAAATTATATCAGAGTCATGATTATAAATCAAGTATATAAGAAAAAAGTTTTAAATAAAATACAAAAATAACGTTTTTTTCAAAAAAAGAGAAAATAAACCACACAAAATACTTGACACAAGATTTTAAATCATATAAAATATAATCATCATCAAGAAAGGAGTGATTCACATATGGTCTCTATCGCAGAATTAAGAGCCAGACACAATAAGATGTCACAGCGTGAACTAGCAAAAAAATTAGGCGTTACTCAAACATCTATTAGCAACTGGGAAAAAGACCAGACTAAGATTTCAGGCGAGTATCTTATTAGTCTAGCTTTATTTTTTAATGTGTCTACTGATGATATTCTTGGAATAAATAAGCAAGCCACATAAAAAATTTTAAACTATATATGATTTAAAATCATATCAGAAAGGAGTATGGAATGAGTGAACTAGGACTAATCATAGTAACAAGCGTAAATGTAGTTTGTGCTGTAATAAATCTATTTTGCTTTATAAAAGACAGGATGGAATGATTTATGTTTGAAAATGAAACGAATTCTCTTAC